ACAGGAGCAGCGCAGGCTCCCGGTAGCGCGCTCGCCCCCGGGCTGGCTGCGGCGACGGGTACCTCGCAGACCCCTGGCGACGGGCGCGCTCCCGGGTTCGCCGCGGCGGCGGGAACGGTTACTCCTCCTTCGCCGGCGGTGACTCCCGGGCTGGCGAGCGGCAGCGGGACCGCCCGGACCCCCGGGCTGGCACTGGCTTCCGGCGTCGCTGCCGGCACTGGAGCCGCGCAAGCGCCCGGTAGCGGGCTCGCACCGGGACTCGCCAGCGGCAGCGGCATCGCTCAGTCTCCGTCAGCGGGCGCACCGGTCCTCAACGTCACCGCCGGACTGGCTACCGCGGCCGGCACCGCGTCAAGCCCCGGTATGCAGCTCGCGTGCGGGTTCGCTTCCGGCAGCGGCAGCGCAGGCAGCGCAGGGTCGCAGCTGACCCCCCGGCTGGCTACCGCGACGGCCGCATCCCTGGTGCCGATGGCAGTTGCTGCCGCGAACGCGCAGCTGGCCGGAGCTGTCGGCACCGCGCAGAACGCCTTCGCCCAGCTTCCGGGGCCTACGATTAACAAGGGCGCCAGCGCGGGCACGTCGGTTACCGGGCCCGCGGGTTCGACGTCAACGGTAAGGGACACCCTATGACCGCGTCCGTCACTGAGATCGCGAGCACGGCCGCGACGGTGACCGAAACCGCACATACGGCGGCAACGGTCACCGAAACCGCGGGCACGGCCGCGACGGCAGCGAACCAGGCCGCGTCGTCCGGCGGGGTGAGCTGACGTGGCCCTGGTAATCACCCCGGTCACCGCTACCCAGGCGACGGCGTCCAGCGGGGTCTCCAACTCGACGACCTCGTTCTCGCCCGGTGCCGGGTCGATGGTGCGGGTCTGCGTCAGCTACCTGCTGACCACCAACACCACCGGCCTTACCTTCACCTGCAAGGACTCCAGCAGCACCAGCTACAGCCAGACGGTTGTCGAGACGGACACGCCCGGCGCCCTGTATTCGATCATCTTCGACCACCAGTACGTCTCCGCGCCCGGGTCCATCACCGTCACGATCACCGCCAGCAGCACCGTCGGCGCAGACTGCCACATCCAGCCGTTCACCATCACCGGGCAGGCAGCGAGCCAGGCGGGCGCCGCGACCGGGGTTGCCACCAGCGCGGCGTCGAGCGCGATCTGCGAGTGCTCGGTTACCACCACCCAGGCCGGCAGCCAGGTGCTCATGGCCGGCAGCTTCGTCTCCGGTTCCACCCCGACGCCGGCCGGCACCACGTCCACCACGGCTACCTGGAACGACGCCGTCACCGGGGCCGAGTCGATCATAGGGACGTCGTCGTCCGCGACGGTCACCCCCGGGGCGACGACCTTCGGCTGGACGCTCAGCCCGGCCAGCGCGTTCGGGTACTCGATCGCCGCGGCCGAAGTCCTGCCAGCGGCTGCCTCAGTATCTGTACCTGCCCCGCAGCTGCAGCCGGGCGGTGAGGCGTTCCGGCGCAGGTACCGCAGGCCGCAGACGATGATCCCGGGCGTGCCCGCCTTCACTGCCACCGCCGGGCTCGCCACCGCTGCGGGCACTGCCGGTACGCCGGGGACCGGTCTGCAGGGCGGTTCGGCGACGAGCACTGGAGCCGCGTCCGGACCGGGTACCGGCATGACACCCGCGCTGGCTAGCGGGACCGGCACCGCGCAGACGCCGGCTCCGGCACTTACTCCCGGACTTGCGACAGCCACGGGCACCGCATTCGCGCCGGGTTCTGCGCTGACTCCCGGGTTCGCCACCGCGGCCGGCACGGCGTTTTCCGTCTTCCCGCCGGTAACGGTCGGATTTATCCCGCTGCAGCCGGGCAGCCAGCCGTGGCGGCACCGGTTCCACCGGACCCAGCAGCGGTGGACGCCGACCCCCAGTGTCTCGCCCGCGCTGACGGTCTCCGGGTTCGGCACGTTCCCGCAGGTCCCGGCGGGCTCAGTGATCCTTGCGGTTATTGCGAATATCACCCAGCACGGCTCGAATGCCGGAGTCGGGGCGCCGGCGTACCAGCTGTGGGACGGCACCGCGGCACAGATCGGCAGTGCGCAGACGGGCACCGCTACGACGAACGTCTCCAACGTAGACAGCGTGGTGTTTACCGGGGTGACCTACAGCCAGCTGGCCACATTGCAGCTGCGCATCATCGCCGACTCGGCACCCGGGAACACCGGCTCGACGACCAGCGTGGACGCAGTGTCACTGTCGGTGGAGTGGGCGCCAAATGCCAGCGTGCTGATCACCCCGGACGTGCTGGCCTGTACGACCTCGTTCCCGGCGCCGGCGGTGAGCGTGGGCGTTACCGCTACTCCGGGTGTTCTGGCGGCGACGACTGTACTCCCGCCGGCGGCGGCCGGGGTCCTCGCTGTGAACATCTTCCCGGGCACGCTTGCCGCGACTACGGTAATCCCCCCGGTGGCCGCGAGCGCTAGCGTCACCGTCACGCCGGGTGTACTGGCGGCAGCGACCGCGCTCCCGGCGATCACCGACGTCACTGCTCCCGGCTGGGCGTCGGCCGACGCGGTCACCGGCAGCGGGAACGGGGCCTGGTCGAACATCGGGAACGCGCTCGGGACACCCGACGGAAGTAACGCCACGTGGACCGCTCCGTGACTGTGAGTAATTTCAAGTCACTGTGCGGCTATTAGGCTGGAGGGGTGTAGGATGCGCACCTCTGCGCTATGGTTATCTTGAGGAGCCAAGACAGCGGAACCCTGCGGCCTCACCTCATGGAGCCGGGTTTTCCCATGTGTTAAAGGGGAAACCTGTGGCGTCCGAGTGGCAAGAGAAGATGCGGTCCATCGGGCATCTGTCCCGAGGCCGTACCCGCAGCCGGGAAGTAGCGTCCGGTCACGAGCACCCCGATTCCGGCAAGCCCTTCCGTACCGTGCAGGATGAAGCCGGGAACCTGGTGACCGAGCACGGCGACCCCGGCTCCGGCGTGTCCGTCCGGCAGGACGTGGAAATCCGCCCGGCTGCGATTGAGAAGTCGACAAGGACCGGCCTGTGAGCGCCGAGAGCCAGGAGATCTTCCACCAGGTGCTCCACGACCCTGACCACCTGCCGCAGCACCTGCACGCCGCGGCGGCCGGCCATCTGGGCGCGTCCCGGTCGCTGGACGTGATCGTGGAGGAGTACGCGGAAGCGACTGAGGCCGGGGACGACGTCGCGGCGCAGGCCCTGGCCGACGAACTGCAGCCGGTGCGGGCTGCGATGCGCGTAGTAGCGAGGACCGTCTGATGGCCTGGAGCGAGAGCGGCCTGTTCTTCGCCACCTGGCGCGACATCCTCAAAGGCACGATTGCGGTGTCCCTGACCGACACCAACAACAACCTGGCGCTGACGAACAACAGCGACACGCCCGACTACATCTCCTCGACCGACCCGTCCACCTGGACCACCGCGAACGAGGTCACCGGAACCAACTGGGCGACCGGCGGGATCAACCTGTCCACCGGTACCTACGCGCCGACCGTCACCCAGTCCCCCAGCAAGACGCTGATGTGGGATATGAACAACGTTTCGATTGCTAACACCACGCTGGGGCCGGCCTACGGCGCCTACATCTACGCGGCCGGGCAGTCCCCGAAGGCGAAGATCATCGGCATCTACTTCGGCGGCACCGGCTACACGACGATCGCAGGCACGTTCGCGATCACGTTCAACGTCCTCGGCCTGCTGACGATACAAATGGCGGCCTGACATGAGCGCGACGATTTTTTACGACGACCAAGCCGAGATCGCCCTGCTCACGAACACGTTCACCCTGAACGGCAGCGCGGCCGACCCGACCACCGTGTCCTGTGTGGTCACCGATCCGAGCGGCAACGCGGTCACCCATACCTACAACGGCACCGCCCCGGCCGACATCGTCAAGCCGCTGGTCGGCAAGTACACCCTGGCCGTCCCCTGCTCGCCGAACATTGCCGGGATCGACGGCTTGTGGTCTTTCGTCTGGATCGGCACCGGTGCGGTCAGCGACGTGCAGCCGGGAACGTGGCGGGTGCTGCCGAAGTCGATCGGTAATTTTTATTGTGGTTTGGAGGAGCTGAAGGACCGGCTCGCCATCACCGACAATGTTGACGACTCGTCGGCGCAGATGGCCATCCAGGCCGCAAGCTCGTGGATCAACGAGTACTGCGTTGTGCCGGAAACACCGGTGCTGACGGCAGACCTGCGCTGGGTGCCAGCTGGGGAACTACTCGTCAGCGATGAACTTATCGGCTTCGACGAGCATCTTGTAGGACACAAGCGGCACTACCGCCGGGCCGTGGTGACTGCGGTCCCGCGGCGGATGGCGGCATGTACCAGGATCGTCTTGGACGACGGTCGAGAAGTGATCACAGCGGAGAATCACCGGTGGCTGGCACGCAGTAACTACGGAAAAACCGGCCCGGTGTACGACTGGGTTCATGCCAGCGACATCCGGCCTGGTTACGACATAGCGTCTCCCGTTCGGGTGTGGCCGGAAGGTCGCAGCTTCGATGATGGCTGGATGTCGGGAATCCTCGACGGTGAAGGCTGGGTACATCGGGCTCGCCCCGGTAAGGGCGCGCACCTGGGTGTGGCGCAAAACCCCGGCGCGGTTCTGGCCCGGATCGAGCGGTACCTGAAGGAAGCAGACCTACCGTACAGCTTCAACAGTGACGAACGCTGTCAGAAGATAGAGATCTACCCGCGGTGGGCTTCCATGGAGCTAATGGGACGGCTGCAACCGTGCAGGCTGATGCCTCTGAGTGACGAACTCTGGGATGGCGGCCAGCTTTCGCGGCAGGGGGTTAGCAGTGCTCGTGTTGTTTCTGTAGAGCCTGCGGGAGTCCGCGAGGTGGTGTCTCTCGGCACGTCTACGGGGACGTACATCGCGAACGGCCTGGCTTCTCACAACTGCGGCCAGCACTTTTACCGGGTGACCGAGACGCGTACCTTCCGGCCGCACAACATCTGGGAAATAAATATCGACCCGGTGATCACCGTGACCGCGCTCAACGTGGACACGGTCGGCAACGGCGTCTTCGACCAGGCCTGGGTACAAGGCGTGGACTATCAGCTGATCGTCGGGCACAACGAGTACAACCCGAACGCGTTCGGCGTGGCGCGTCCGTACCGCAAGGTGCAGGTGCTGCAAGCGGGCAAGTGGTTCCCGTACACCTGGCCGTACAGCCACCTCGACCGCGTGCAGGTCGTCGGGACCTGGGGCTGGCCCGCGGTACCGCCGGGAGTCACCCAGGCCTGCCTGGTGCTGGCGGCGCAGTGGTTCAAGGAGAAGGATGCGCCGTTCGGGGTTGCCGGGGTGAGCGATTTCGGCGTGGTGCGCATCCAGGCCAACCCGTGGGTGGTTGAGCAATTGCGACCATATATCTACACCAAGCGGAAGGTGGGCGTGTGATGCGCGTGCTGACGACGGCGGCGCTGTCTGGCGGCCCGCTGATCCCGATCGACAACCTCAAGTCCAGCTCACCCCGCCCCAGGCCGCGGTAGTCATGGCCGTCGCGCCGAAGGCGAAGAAGAGGTCCCCGGCGCAGGTTGCCGCGGGCAGGGCGTTCGCTGCCGCTGGACGTGCGGCGCAGGCGTCAGCGCGTGCGGCGGTGATCGCGAAGACGGGCAAGCCGCCGCCGGTCAGCGCGGCCCGGCACGCGGCCGGCCAGAAGGCAGCCAGGGCATCGCAGGCGGCGGCGAAGGCGAAGAAGGCAGGCAAGACGGTCCCCCGCGCCGCCGTCATGCCGACGGAGCTGGTCGTCCCCGGTACCCGGACGTGGCCGCTGGGCTGCAACGACGAGGTCCCGACCTGCGCCGCGGTCGCCGTCGCGTGCCACATGCAGGCCGCCACAGGTGTCTCCATGACCGACGCGGAGATCCTGAAACTGCACCAGCTGGCCGGCGGCGACAACGGGGCGCGGATCGCCGACGTGCTGGAAGTGATTAGAACGAGCTGGTTCGGCTTCGGCAACGGCCGGGTCAAACTGCTGCACTTCTTCCCCACCGACGAGCAGTGCCTGATCGCGGGCCTGGTGGTCGGCGTCCGGCTGCCGCACGCGGGGCACGCGGTGCTGTCGGCGCCCGGCGGGATGATCAGCTGGGGCCAGTACATGCCCTGGGACGGCGAGCCCGAAGAGGCCTGGGCCTTGGAGTGGGGTCCGTGATGTCCGAAATACCGCAGGACCCGATAACCAACCTGGCGACGGCCTCAGCCCAGCAGCACGAAATGTTCCTGGCCTGGGTGGCGGCCGGGTTCACCGAGGCACAGGCCCTGGAGCTGCTCAAGGCGTTCATTACCGCCATGGTGCTGAAGTCATGAACGGGGGCATGCGGTGACCATCTCGCCTGCTCGCCGCGTCGCTACCTTCGACGACCTTGAGCGCGCCGGCGACTACACGGGGCCGCACCCGGTCATCCGCGGCGACGTCGAGGAGAAGGTCGTCTGGTTCCTCCTGCCGGTGCACGCGGGCAAGGACAGGTTCGACCACGCGACCGAGGGCAGCGGCGTGCACGGTGTCTACGAGCCGCCGTGGACGTTCCGCGAGTGCCCGGACGGCTCGCTGGAGATCCGCGCGTCGATCGGCTGCGGCCTTCAGCCCTACTACTGGCACGGCTACCTCGACGAGGGCAACACCTGGAGGCAGGTATGAAGCGCGCCGCCGCGGTCGCGGTTCTCACCGTGGTAGTCGTCGCCGGGTGCATGGCGCTGGCGGTGTGGTACCGGGACTGGCAGTCGTGGGCGTCCTACGAGACCGGCAGCCGGAACACCGACGGCACCCCGCCGAACTATAACTACTGGAGCGGGTTCGGCTCCGTTTTCCCGTGGGGCATGGGCATCCTCGCCACCCTGGTGGTACTGGCTTACCAGCACGTGCGCAAGATGAACTGCCACGCGCACGGCTGCTGGAAGATAGGCACTCTGCCGGTGGCCGACGGAGGCTACAAGGTCTGCAAGAAGCACCACCGGGAGATCACCGGTTCGCAACCTACGGTCGAGCACCTCAAGGCGCACCACCACTTCTACCTCGGCCAGCACCCGGGAAAGGGCTGAGGCATGGCCAGCATCTCTGACATCAGGACGGCGCTCGGCGCGCGGATCGCCGCGGGAACCGGGCTGCGCGTACTGCCCGAGGCGCGGGACCAGATCAGCCCGCCCGTCGCGGTTATCCTGCCCGGTCAGCCAGTGGTTACCTACGGCGCGACGATGGACGGCGCGTTCACGGTGAACTTGCGGATTCTGGTCGCACTGTCGGACGCCCCGCCGGACGAAAAAGTGCAGCGGGCCCTGGACGCCTATCTGGGCATCGGCACCAACGCCGGGACGAGCAGCATCGCCGGCGCGATCCAGGCCGACCCGACTCTGGGCGGGGTGGTGCACTTCGCCGAGGCGATCTCAGCGGGCAACTACGGCAGGATCTCGTACAACGACATCACTTATTTCGGCGCCCGGATCGACGTACAGATCGGCACCATCTGAGGGCTCCCGCGCGAGGACTCGGACCTCGAACCTCTGGCACCAGACGCCAGCACTCTGCCAAATTGAGCTACGCGGGAAGGTCTTGCCAGTTTAACTAGGAGTTCCCCTCGCCCGAGCTGTTCGTCCGGGTGACCAGCTTGAAGTTGTACTTCGCCTGAACAGCCGGGTCGAACACGTTGGAGATCGGGCACATCCCGTCGTTCTCGATCTGGCTCAGGTTGCCGTCCCCCTGGTCCAGGTACATGCCCGTGGTGCCGAAGCAGCCGAACATGATCGTCTGGAAGCTGGGCGGCGTCTCGATCCGCACCCACTGGTACTGGATGTCCTGAGCCGGGTTGGACGAGTCGTGGTTGACTCCGGCGCACCCCGCCACGGCGAGGGCCGTCAGCGCGACGCCGGCAAGCCCCGCGTTTCGCATTTTCTGAATGTATGACTTTCGCATTTTCTGATTCCTCTTTGCTGGCTGTTAACTGCACGGGTGGTGGCCGCGCGAAAGAAACCACTTGTTGGCCTTGACGAACTTACCCTTGGGCCAGAAGCCCCACGCCCGGACCGGCCTGCCGGTGACCAGGATCGTCCACGCGCCTTTAGGCCCGGGGTACACGGTATGCCGGTGCAGCGCCGGACGGAACCGGACCGAGCCCAGGCCCAACAGGTCGCCGCCCTTCTCGCTGGCGTCGTAGTAGCAGCCCTTGACCACGAGCGTGACAAACCACCACGGGTGGTCGTGCACGGCACGGTCGTCGTCGGAGCTGATCCAGTGATGAACACGCACTGACCCGAACGGGAACTCGATGCGCCACCGGATGACGTACGGGCACTCCGGCAGGCCCAGCTTCTCATTGAACTTGACTACTAGCACCGGGCGATGTTTTCGAGACACCGACCTCTGCGTAATCTGCGCAGCGCTCTTCCTCTGAGCTAGCCCGGTAAGTTTACTTAGTACGGGGTGCGGGATTCGAACCGCGCGTCGCCACTTGATCCG